AGCCCATAACTACGACATGAACACCTGGGACGTCGACGGCACGCCGGAGCGCACCAGGCGTGACTGGCGCAGGAAGATATTCAAGGGGTTGGATACGCTCGTGAATCAGGCGCTCCTTGAGGCTGGGGAGATCCTGACCAAGGAGGGGGTTTTCTTCGATGAGCAAGATGTTGCATAGAGGGCCTTGACAGGGCCTGCCGGTTCGCCGAATATTAACCCATCCTGTCATTCCTGCGCGTTTAGGAGTGACCACAAAGAACCCGGCAAAGTGCCGGGTTTTTTATTGCCCTCAAGAGGGCCTCAAGAGTCCCGGCCGCTGCGCCGGGATTTTCGTTTTCAGCAGGCGAAAGACTGATAGGCCAACCTGCTTTCATCAGAGGAACCGCTATGTCGCATCGCATGCGCTGCAAAATGATCTGCCACGAAGTTACCCCGAACGAACACAGCCAGGGCCAGCTCTGCACTGTTCGGCTCGGCGCCGTCTACTCCAGTGATCCAGCCACCGAAGATTCGATCTACGGCAAGTACACGCCATATGGCGAGTTCCGCGCCGGCATCGTCACTGAGGTTGCCAAGAAGATGGAGGTAGGCAAGGCCTACTACGTGGATATCTCGCCAGCCACTTGAATTCACTGCAGCCAGGGCAGCCTTAGGGAGGCCTGGACACTGATAAGCCGGTAGTACAGTGCTACGGAAAAACACCGGCAGCCCGCGCCCCCATGCCGTGTACGCTTCATGGGTGGCGCGAGACTGGATCAGCGAGACCGATGCATTGGGGTGTCGGCGCTGTGATTGTCTTCGGCGGACAAGAGGGGAAAGACCCTCACATCTTCAGGCTGGCTCGACAGACACCACCAGGCGTTTGCCGAGCGCGGCCAGGGCTTTCTCAATCGCTTCCATTTTAGAGGTGTGCAGGAAGTCGACCAAGCGATCGCCTTGGGTCTGGGCCAAGCCCAGCAGGCGGCACAGATCGGCTTTGCGCATATCGCGCGCCATCATCTCGTTCCACAGCACGATCTTCGCCACGGTGACCGCAGGAAGCCGCACAACGTGCTGACCTGGCTCTGGTTTGGAGGCCGCAGGGATGACGCGGCGCTGATCGACGTAGATGGAGAGGGCGGTTTCAATCCCGTCCACGGACTCCCGCAGCGCATCGTCGACATCGTCGCCGGCACTATTGAACTCTGGCAGGTCGTCACAAGTAACAGCGACGCCTGGGTTTTCGTCTTCGTGAATAGTCACGGGGTAATCAAACATTGCTAGCCCTCCACTCGGCGGCTCTCTGTTGAATGTTTGCGGGTGATGAATGCGAGTGAGCTGGGGCTCATTCAAGCCCCAGCTGTTTGATGATTCCTTTGCGGGTTGGCTCTTTCATTTCCTTTGAGCCGTGGTCCGCAAAGACCGTTTGCTTGCCGTTTGGGGCGGTGACTTTGAAGTGGCTACCTTTGCCGGCTTCGAAGGTCACCCCTTGGGCCTTCAACCATCGTCTGAACTCGCTGTATTTCATCACCTCGCCTCGTTGTTTGGATGAGTCCAGTATACTACGAATTTGTGGTAATACAGCGTTTTTGTGGTATTTATTTTGGGCCCAGTTGAATGACTGGGCTTTTTCGTTTTCGGCTCCACCACACCCATTGCCCCGAGCTGGGGGTGCCGTCGGGGCCGGACCTAACTCGCTCCCCGAAAGGGAGGAACCCGGATGAACCACATGCCAGACAAACCAGACACCTGGGCGATTGCTCTTGCGTGGTTGAGCCAGCATTCGCCATTGCTGTATGCGGCCGGCCTGTCCTGCGCCATGGCTGTACTGCGGATCACCTATGGCGGCGGCACGCGTCGGCAGATGCTGGTGGAGGGCGCCATCTGTGGAGGCCTGACCCTGACCATCATCAGCGGCCTTGAGTTCTTCGGCTTGCCGCAAAGCATGTCCACCTTCGTGGGCGGCTGGGTTGGCTTCCTTGGCGTGGAGAAGGTCCGCGCCATTGCTGATCGGGTAACAGACTTCAAGCTGCCAAGTCGGGGCGCTTGAGGGTCTCGCGCCACAAAATCACAGTGCGCCGTTTCGTGGCGCGAACATCCCAAGAGGAAAGCGCCATGGACAACCAGCACAAGAAGATCACCGGTTACCGCGACCTCACCCAGAGCGAGATCGACGGTATGAACTCAATCAAGGCCCTGGAGGCCGACGCAGGCGAACTCTTCAAACAGATCGGCCAGATTGAAGGGGTTGATCAGCGCACCCTGGCTCTGGCCAAGACCAACCTGCAGCAGGGCTTCATGTGGTTCGTGCGTTCGATCGCCAAGTCGGCTGATCCATTTAGCTGATTCTGAATCAGTCGATGTTGTTGAGCTCTCGCTACCACGAACCTCGGCAGCCGGTGATTTGATGGAGCCTAGATCTTGCGGCAGGATAGGATTTTTCGTGGACCCCAGCTGCTATGTTGCAAACCGTGGTGAGGGGGCCGCAAAGAATATTTCTCACCGTAGTCTTGATTTCACTGTGGAAATTCGTTGTGTCGCGAATAAGGAAAGGGCAGTCCCTGACCGCTGAATCAAAAGCTAACACTGCGACATCAGCAGGGTTGTCTCTCGAAAAAAATCCATCTTTGCTTGGCTCACAATCGAGGACAAAGTCTGCGCTGGTGTTGATGATGCCCAGCGCCGAGAACTGGCTGGCCGCAGCTTCGGCTGCAATGTAGAAGGCCGCCATGTAAACATTTATGTCTGCGCCGCCCGAGAGATGATCGAATTCCGCTTTTGTGCATGTGGATAATGCGCGCTGTACTGCTTTCATTTGGCCCTCGCCTGAGTCGATTGTCCCTGAGTCCATATATAGCCAATCCCTTTTGAGATCAAGAGAACATAGACCGTGGGCGTATAGACGCTAGGTGTGCCGCAGGTGAGTGCGGCACGGAATTGACTCATCCGACCACTCGCACCGTGGCTTTGATCTCGTAAGTAGAGAAACCCTTAGCCTGGAAGTCATCCCACACTGTTTGAGGGTCGAATCCAAGGAGTTTTTCTGATGTGTCGAGCTCTCGTATCTGCTCCTCCACCTGCGGTCCGATCCAGATCTTTTCTGCATCCGACAGGTCATCCAAGGTCTTTTCTTCTGGGATGGCTAGAGCTCGGTGCTTTGACGAGTTGTAGTAAGCCTTCACTTTGAACTTCATGTCGTGCTCCGTGAGTGTTGGAGCAACATCAATACTGGCAAACGGTGCACCGTTCAAGTTGCGCGACGCTTTGCAGGGCCACGAGGCTAGAGATGAGTCGACCTACGCCTCCAGATGCTCTGCTCGAATCGCCATGGTTGATTCTGATCCCAGCACCTGAGGTCTGGGAGTGGATACGGCGCGAGATCTTGGCTGATACCGGCAGCATCCATAACGCTGAGCACAGCCACCTGGTCGACGCCAGTGTCGGCGTTCTGTGGGCATCCTCTTCGTTCAACAAGAAAGGTCGAAGCGTGCTTGGCCAGGCCGAGCAGCTGATGATCCGAGCGGGCGGATGGCAGAAGGCTCGGCAAGAACAGCAGATGCGTGACTGGTTCGGCGACGAGCCTGAGTTCCTCATCACCCTGGCCGGCGATTACTGCGCCCAGTGCACTGAGGCCGAGTTTTGCGCCCTGGTGGAGCACGAGCTCTATCACATCGCCCACAAGCTCGATAAGTACGGCGCTCCCGCGTTCACCCAGGACGGCACGCCCAAGCTGGAGATGCGTGGGCACGACGTAGAGGAGTTTGTTGGAGTGGTGCGCCGCTATGGCCCGAGCCACGACGTACAGCAGCTGATAGACGCTGCAATCCAGCCGCCTGAGGTGGCCAAGATCAACATTTCGAGGGCCTGCGGAACCTGCCTGCTCAAGTCGGCCTGAATCCTGACAGGTCCTGACGAGCGAGAAACCCATGGCAACACTACGAAGCGAGGTCAAAGCCTTCATTGTTCAGGCTCTGGCCTGCTTCGATACACCTTCCCAGGTGGCGGAGGCCGTCAAGAAAGAATTCGGGGTAGATGTCAGTCGCCAGGTGTGCGAGGGACATGACCCGACCAAGTACGCCGGGCGCGGCTTGGCCAAGCGCTGGGTGGACATGTTCCATGCATGCCGAGAGCGGTTCACCGCCGAGACGGCCGACATTCCGATCGCGCACCGCGCATACCGCCTCCGTGCGCTGGGGCGGATGGCTGAGAAGGCCGAGTCGATGAAG